CCCCAGTTGCAGCCGCAACGGGAAATGTTACTAATCAGGCTGTGCAGTTCCAGAACAATGGAGCACCATCACGACAATTCTTTGGAGCCAATAGCTCTTGTAATGGATCTACGATGACGTTTAGCCCGTTCTATATGGGCAACGACACTATTCCTATGGAGTCTGATGGTTATGTTCGGTCTAACAACTACGGAGCACAGATTAACTTTATGATCCCACTTGACGGTGGCATGATTGAGCAGTGCAAAGAAATTGCTAGACGACACGAACAAAAGATGCGCTTAAACTACGAGATGGTTCGTGCCCTGAAATGTACAGAGATTATGAAAGCCGGTTTTACTTTTAGACCCGGTAGCAGAGTAGAAGTGTTGTGTCATGACATCATCCCAATCGTATCCCTAAATGATAGAAGCGATAGTAACGCTCTCGATAGCAGTAGTAGCAGCGGGAGCAACACTGAACAACAGACTACACCAACGAATTAATAGCGTACATGAACGTATCAGTAGCCTTGATCGTCGTATCGACCACGTAGAACTGACTGTTGCTCAGGATTACGTCTCTAAATCAGAACTCAAGTCAATGATTGACCGAATGGAAGATCACATGATACGTATTGAAGGTAAACTAGACCAAATCGTACTTAGAAATGCCTAAGAAAAAAGCTACAGAAGACCAGTTTAACGAGCTGCATAATCTAGTTACTAAGGAGTTTCTTACCCGTATTAAAGCAGGTGAGGCTTCTACAGCTGATCTTAAAGCAGCTTGCGACTGGCTCAAGACTAATGATATCAGTGGTGTTGCCTTAGAAGGTAGCCCACTGTCTAAACTGGCAGCAGTGATGCCCCAGGTTAACCCTGAGTTAGTACAACGGAGGCTACATGGCTCGCACGTCTAAACACAGCGGTGCTAAATACGCTAACGGTAACTATAAGTCGTATCAAAAACGGTACGACTCATCTAAACTACAGATCAAGAAACGATCTGCATTAAACAAAGAAAACAGAAAACGGGGAACCTATGGCAATGGTGACGGTAAAGATGTATCACACAAAAAGAATGGTAAAACATTCCTTGAAAAAGCATCTAAAAACCGAGCACGTAAAGGCCGAGCATGACCCCATTACTTCCAACTCCTGACGATTACCTTTTCAACTTAATAGCTATGACCTCTCCAGAAGCCAAGCGCCTGTGGAGGCGCTCTATTAAGGAACATTTTGACCACACTTGCATTTATTGCGGAAAAACTTATGACCTTAGTAACCTATCTATCGATCATGTTCACCCTCGCTCTCGCGGTGGAAGGGATGTTGCAACGAATGTTGTATGCGCCTGCACTCAATGTAATCAGGAAAAAGGAAGTACTCACGTCCTGAAATGGATGAGAGCTAAATTTGGAGTTAATAAACTCCGTGAACACTTACTTATGGAGTATATTAATTAATGGCTAGAGACCCTAGTAAAAAAGGCGTTAGAAAAATACCACCTACTTTTTTAGACTGGATTGAACAAAATTACGGTCCAACAGTAGCTAAATGGTATAAAACTACTACAGGTAAAGGTAAAGCAGAAGCAACTAGACAAAGAGTTGATATGTCTTCAGAAGTTGGTTCTGTTGGTGCTTACCACGAAGGGCATTTTCAAGGTGCTAAAGATTTTGATGTAGACACAGCTATGGGCGGTGGTCCAACTACAGGTCGTGCTATGCGTCCTGAAATTGGTGTAGAAAATGTAGCCCACGGTGAGAAACCTAGAATTTCAAGACGTGATATGAGGAGACTTGGTATTCCTCCAGATTGGGTTACTGATTTTTATGAAGCAATTTTAGAATCAGAAGGACAAAAAGTTATTGGTAACTTAGACGTTCAAGGGGCTATGGATGTAGATGCAGGGATTCCTATTGAACAAGCTGAAGCTCAAAGCAGAGTAAGATCTGATTTACGCGCACAAGATGTAAATATATCTGGTGATAGATATACTGGTACAGATAGCCCCGCTCCTATTACACAGCTACCTACATCACAAGCTGTACCACCTGAATTTGATGTATCAGGTATAAAAACAGGTGAAGGTATTCCAATTGCTAAACCTAGAACTACTAGAATACCTAAAGTACCAAAACTAGATTTTGCAAGAAGTTCTGTTAAATTAACTTTTGCAGCACCTATGGAAGAGGAAATGGTCATGTCACCTTCCCAACAACTTGGTTTTACACCTATAGAACAATACTCACAAAGAAGGTTTTAATTACCACCTCCTACATTAGATTGTACCTATGACCCACCCTATCATTGTTACAGGTCCACAGAGAGCCGGTTCACGGCTAGCTGCTCGTATTATAGAACGACAGACTAAACGGATTTTTATTGATGAGCTTGAATACTCGATTAACATTCCAGATAACTCAGTTGTTCAAGCTCCTTTTCTTTTAAAAGCTGTATTAGAGTTAGCCTTTTATCACCCTACTGCTCAGTTTGCTTTTATGTATCGCAATAAACAAGATATTATTAAAAGCATGGAGCGGATTGAATGGTGTAAAGATTATACAGATGATCCTAATTTTTATAGTGCATATATTGACCACTGCTATACTTATATTGACCAACTCAAGAATGAGTTACCTCAAGAACGGTGGTTTGATATACAATATGAATCGCTTGTACACGATCCATTGTTTGTCAAGGATCGGTCTAATTTTACAGTAAAACAACACCTACTAGACAAACCAAATGGCCCTAAAACGTGGAGAAACGATGGATACATTAGAACTGTTAAAGAATGATTTTAAGCTCTTCCTACAAGCCTTGTGGGCGGAGCTTGATCTACCTAACCCTACACGTGCACAATATGCAATCGCAGACTATCTTCAGCATGGACCTAAACGTCTTCAAATACAAGCTTTCCGTGGAGTGGGAAAAAGCTGGATTACTGGAGCCTTTGTTCTGTGGACGCTTTTTAATAACGCTGAGAAAAAAATAATGATTATATCTGCATCTAAAGAACGTGCAGATAACATGTCAATTTTTCTACAGAAACTGATTATTGAAACACCTTGGCTGGTGCATATGCGCCCTAAATCTGATGACTCACGTTGGTCCCGCGTCTCTTTCGACATTCTTTGCTCCCCTCACCAAGCTCCTTCTGTTAAATCAGTGGGTATTACAGGTCAGCTTACCGGTTCTCGTGCTGACCTAATGATCCTTGATGACATTGAAGTACCTGGTAACTCAATGACAGAAATGATGAGGGAGAAACTTCTTCAACTCTGTACCGAGGCTGAATCAATCCTTACTCCAAAGGATGACTCCCGTATCATGTACTTAGGTACACCACAAACTACATTTACGGTCTATAAACGCCTTGCAGAACGTTCCTACAAACCGTTCGTTTGGCCTGCACGTTACCCACGTAAAACAACAAACTATGAAGGTCTCCTAGCGCCTCAGCTGGTTGAAGACCTAGAGAAAGGTGTTGATAAATGGGACGTTACAGATGACCGTTTTGATAATGAAGACCTGATTGAACGTGAAGCGTCAATGGGTCGTAGCAACTTTATGTTGCAGTTCATGTTAGACACTAGCTTATCCGATGCTGACAAATTCCCTCTTAAATGTGCAGACCTTATTGTTACTTCCGTTAACCCTAAGTCTGCTCCTGAGTCCGTCATCTGGTGCTCAGACCCCCAAAACGTTATCAAAGAACTACCAACTGTTGGATTACCTGGAGATTATTTCTACTCTCCAATGCGACTCCAAGGAGAATGGGATGTTTACAGCGAAACAATATGCTCGGTTGACCCGTCGGGTCGTGGCTCAGATGAAACAACAGCAGCTTATATCTCCCAACGAAACGGTATCCTGTACTTGCACGACATGCGTGCTTACAGAGATGGATACTCAGACAACACACTCCTGGACATTTTAAAAGGTTGTAAAAAGTATGAAGTATCTAAACTTGTCATTGAAACTAACTTTGGTGACGGTATTGTTAGCGAGCTTTTCCGTAAGCATCTTCAACAAACAAATCAAAGAATGGATATTGAAGAGGTCCGTGCAACAGTTAGAAAAGAAGATCGAATCATCGATTCCCTTGAACCCGTCCTCAATCAACACCGACTCGTTATTAACAAGTCCGTTATCGAATGGGACTTCAAGTCTAATCCCAACGAAGCTCCTGAACGTCGATTGATGTACATGCTATTCTATCAAATGAGTCGTATGTGTCGTGAAAAAGGCGCAGTGAAACACGACGATAGAATTGACTGTCTTGCACAAGGTGTTCAATACTTTACA